TGAACTTCTTGACATTCCGCCTCTCCATGAACACAACACAATCATCACCATTATTTAACAAAGACGTGTCCACTCCCACATGCTTGGAAAATGCGTGCACCATTGCACACATGATCAAACAATTAACTAAGGAAGTGTTGATGTCCCCTGACATCCGACAACCGTCCACAGAGTATTTGACTTTACCCTGAGGCGTGCGCCCCGTGCCGCGGTTATATAACTGCCAGCTCAGCAACTGCTGCAACTCAGTGTCACCTGGAAACAAAGACGTATAAACAGAATGCTCCCACTGAAGCATTTCGACACTGACGTGCTTATCGAATTTCGAAGCGTCCAATCCCACCATGGCGCAATCCGAATATTTACAAAACTTCCGATAAGCAAGCTGACCGGTCTCATCAGCGTTGAGACCCTTGGCAACAGTAATTTCATCGTCCCAAATCCGTGAAATAGCTTTATACACGGGTTTCTCTAATCGTTTTAACCATTGCGCTACAGAAACTACGTATCTAGGCGTTCTGCACTGAATGACTCGCGGTAAAGGGTCAAGCTGCTCTAAAATCGCAGATGCAACGGAGGAAGATAGCATCTCCCTCTTTTCATTGCCCTTGACAAAGGGTTTTGTGCGAGCGTCGCGATGCCTGATGGGCTCAATCATCAAACTAGCGACAGCTTGTTCCGCAATAGTACGTTTCCTGCCCTTGTACAGCTCCAACACTTTGTGCAGGGTTACTCGGGGAGGGGCGTTACAGTAGCGGGTTACATGCTGTTTGAAATATTTCAAACGCTGCCTAATTACCCCCTTGCGTGGTCTAAGCTTCTCTACGTACTTGTCCCCATCTCTCGAATAAAGGACTCGCTCCGCCAAGCCACGCACCAAGTTTACCAGACTGTTGTTGTGTACACGCATGTCACTAAAACTAGAGAGTCCTCGCAAGACAAACATTTTGCGGCCCTCCTTAACTTTCCGACCCTGCTCTCTGTGCACGGACATTCTCGGTAGCTCAGGGACCTGGATCTCTGTATCTACTCCGCGCCTGATTGCAAGGCCCCGTCATCGGAGGTTGTCTCCGGCTACACCTAAGCCGAACAGACACCAGCCCCAACCGCGTCGACGCATCTTCTGAATCCAGAAAGTCCAGCCCCTGGCCATTTCAGCTGCTTCAATCTCTGCCTCCGTAGGGACAAAGTACAGCTCAATGGCTACTGGTACGGCTTTCCCCCTGTCAGAATTTCGCACAGTCCTATCTCTGCAATAATCTCGCATGACCTTGTCCAAGGCCATGCGGGTCTCAGGTTTGTCAGCAAGCTGCGCCCCCAATTCCCCCTTTGCATGATCTACTAATGCGACCCTTAACTCGTTTATAGGTGCACGCCTATAATTCCGTTTGCGCCAATTGCGGGTGTCGTCATCCTGCTTCCCTTCAATCGTGGCTAGTTGCACATCATCGGCAACCAACGGATCAAGGTTCACTCCATGTGGCCAAATCCAGCGCCGATACATGGCGTCTGAAGAGCCCAACAAGCGAAGCAGTTCGACCGCTTGTCCCTCTGGCTCCA